TGTAACAGATTATAATAAGTCTGTGATTAATCAAGTTCCCTATAACGTTGAAGTTTGTAGGGATGTAACTACATCCGGTGATAGAACCGGTGATACACTTAAAGGTGCTATCATTGGTGGTATTATTGGCAACAATGTAACTAAAAATGTAGATAATGGAGGAGCTGTTGGAGCATTACTTGGTGGTATGCTTGGGCATTCAAATAGTAACGCTAGTGGTGGTACTAAGAGAGTGTGCAATGTTGAAACGCGCTATAAGGAAGAGTCTTTAACTCTTTACTCGCATAGCAAAATTACTTTTGAATGGATGGGAAGAACCTATACAGTGCAATTTCAAAAATAACTGTTTACAAACGCTCAAAAGTGTGATATAATATATTTTTATAATGGAGAAAGTGAATGAGTGTTGAATTCTTATGGGTTGAAAAGTATCGCCCACAAACGATTAATGAATGTGTTCTTACTGATGAAATGAAGAACACATTCCAAGCGATCCTGGATACAGGTGAGCTTCCTAACATGATGTTTAATGGAACAGCTGGTACAGGTAAAACCACCGTAGCTCGAGCATTATGTAATGAACTAAATCTAGACCATATTGTAGTCAATGGATCTGAAGAAGGTAACATTGATACATTACGTGGTAAGATTAAACAGTTCGCTTCTTCTGTTTCACTGCAAGGTGGGTACAAGGTAGTAATTCTGGATGAGGCTGATTACCTTAATCCTCAATCAACCCAACCCGCCTTGCGTGGATTCATTGAAGAGTTTTCAAACAACTGTAGGTTTATCCTTACATGTAACTTTAAGAATCGTATCATTGAACCACTTCATTCAAGGTGTTCAGTATATGACTTCAATATTCCAAAAGAATACAAAGCTGGTATTGCTCATAAGTTCTTTGTTAGACTACAAAAGATTTTGCAAGACGAAGGTGTTGAAGCTGAACCAGCTGTAGTTGCTAATATCGTTAACAAGCATTTCCCAGACTTCCGTAGAGTACTTGGTGAGTGTCAACGTTACAGCGTCTCTGGTAAGATTGAAGCAAGTTCAGTTACTCTTATTCAAGATCAAACTGAATTGACCAACCATCTTAAAAACAAAGACTTTAAAAAGATGCGTTCATGGGTGGCTAATAACATTGATGTTGAACCACAACAAATCTTTAGAATGATTTATGACAATATGGCTACTATGGCTAAACCACATTCAATCCCACAACTAGTTCTTATTCTTGCTGACTATCAGTATAAGAATGCATTTGTAGCTGACCATGAATTAAACATGGTTGCTTGCATGACGGAGCTTATGGCTAATGTCGAGTTTGCTTAATACAATGTGGAGAATATGGGCTAAAACAATTGGCAGTAAAATTGGCGATACTAAAGAAAGCGATATTGCTGCTATTCTAAGAACAGTTTGGGTTATAACTCACCTTGTGGCATGTTTCTTTATTATTGCACACAATGGTATAAAATTAGGATGGTTTTAATGTGGAATAAATGTAGTGATAAAATGCCTGAAATTGGCCAACGACTTTGGTATTACTTTAAGCCTGTTGGTAGATGGCGTGGAACCTTTGAAGGATACTATGTATCTGAAAAAGGTGTAACTTATAATGGTATGCATATTTTTGTTAATGATGAGCAAACTGGGTTTTTAACTGGTGATGTTACTCACTGGCATAATGACCAAGAGGAGGTTCCAAATGAACCCGTTTGAATATCTAAATGCTATCAACAACACCAAAAAAGATCTTATGGTGGATGAAGAAGCTGAAAAGAAGTATAATGCATTTATGGTTAATAGAGGTCTATCATACTTTTATGATACGGCTTTACTAGCTAATGAAATGAATCGTAATCACCACTTGGATAATCGCCTCCAATTCGATTTTCTTATAAATACAATTAGAAAACAAAAGCGTTTTAGCAAGTGGTTGAAAGCTGATAAGACTGACTCATTAGAAGCAGTCAAAGAATATTATGGTTATAGCAATGAAAAAGCTCGCCAAGCTCTCACCTTACTAAACGATGAACAGATTAATGTATTGAAACAAAAGGTGACTAAAGGTGGAAGATCAAAATAACGAAGTACAGGAGTGGACCCCAGCTATGATGCTGGAAGTCGTGCTTAATGAACCAGATGATTTTCTTAAAGTGCGTGAAACACTTACTCGTATTGGCGTAGCATCTCGTAAAGATAATATGCTATACCAGTCTTGCCATATCTTACACAAACAAGGTAGGTATTTTATCACACACTTTAAAGAACTCTTTTTATTGGATGGGAAACCATCTAATCTTATGGAGAATGATATTGAACGTAGGAACACAGTTGCGACGTTACTGTCGGACTGGGGACTTATAACTATTGTCAACAATGAGCAAGCAAAAGAAAAAGCTCCATTACGACAAATCAAAATCATTTCCTATAAGGATAAAGATCAATGGCAACTTTGCCCCAAGTATAATATTGGAACAAATAAGTAGTCATAGATTGCAAGTAAGTAATTTGCTTGTATAAATAAAACTGGATGCCGCGCAAGCGGGTCCTTAATATAACCTTGCTTAAGTCATAGGAGGTAACACATGACAGGTAATTTCGCATATCCACGAAACGCGTTTTTAGGTTTCGATCACATCTTTGATAGGCTTGAATCAATTCAGGCTCATGCAAAGGATACATATCCCCCACATAACGTAGTTAAAGTCAATCAAATGAACTACATTGTCGAGCTCGCAGTAGCTGGATTTAATGAAGAACATATTGATCTTGAAGTAAAAGACCACGTGCTTACAATTACTGGAGATCGTCCTCAGCGGAGATCACAGGATGAGTATGTTCATAAAGGGATTAGTGCTCGTAAGTTTAGTAAATCGTATCGCTTAAGCGAATACACAGAAGTCACTGGTGCAGAAATGAAGGACGGGATTCTCACTGTCAATTTAGAAGTGATCCTACCGGAAGAGAAGCGACCTCGTAAAATCAAAATCAATTCTAATTACGAGGAAAACAATGACAGCAATAGCACTACAGAGCCTGAACTTCTCAGGGAAACTACTTAACGTATTATACACTGGTGTTAAGAAAACACTTCAGGGCATAATGATTGGTTGGATTATCGCAAGACAAACTCAAGCAAATCAACATGTCGCAAGACAACTGATTGACACTGGTGAATACCGCTCAGACGAATACTGGAACTTATTATCAGATTTGAATGCTAAATGTATTCAGTCTATTCATAAGGAGTTCGGTGTTAATGAGAAGTAAGTTTAAGAAATGGTGGACTAATTTATGGATGGATCCTTATACAAAGTATCTTTCAAATGCTGTAGATCACGTAGATCTAGAACAGCGTTTGCAAAATTTACAACGTAAAGGTATCTGGCTGTAAAATAAATATCTTTGAGAGCCGTTCCGGCGGCTCTCATTCTTTATAACATGGGAGTCTATATTATGGACAATATTAAAATCGTACGTCTTACAACAGGCGAAGAGCTAATCTGCTCAACTAAAGTTTCTTCTACAGGCTACACTCTTAAAGATGTGGCAATCCTAATACCAACACAAAACAATCAACTAGGTTTGGCTCCATTCATGGCATACTCAGATGCTAAAGATGGAATTGAAACACAATCTAAGAATGTTATGTTTGTTGTAGAGCCTGTAACTGAACTTAAAAACCAATACCAACAAATGTTCTCAAAACTAGTAACACCTGCAAATAGTAAGTTAATTGTGTAAAAAAGTCCTTTACATTTGGTGAAAGATGTGATATAATATACTTACATAATGGAGGTAACACCTATTGAAATTCTATACATCTATTAATCGCTATGGCAATCAGCTTCTGTATCGTGGTTATGATAACAATCAGCCCGTCATGAAGAAGATTAAGTATGAACCAACTCTTTATGTTAGGTCACAAGCGCCTAACACTGGATATACTGGTCTTGATGGTGTGGTAATTGAACCACGTCTATTTGATGACATGCGTCATGCTCGTGACTTTGTAAAAACATATGAAGATGTTGATAGCTTTAACATCTATGGTTCTACCAATTATGTGAATGCATACATTGCAGAAACGTGGAATGACGATATCGAGTTTAATCGTGATCGTATCAACATTACTTCAATTGATATTGAGGTCCAATCAGATAACGGGTTTCCAGAGCCAGATGAAGCAGCTCAACCTATTATCTCAATTGCATGTAAAAACAATATTGACAATACATATTTTGTCTGGGGC